TCACGGTGCTGTGACTGAAACTGCCATGTGTTGGGGATTCAGTTGCGGCGATGGGTGGTACAATATCTTGAACCTGCTGATGAGCAATATCCAACATCACATTGATCATAACAACAAGAACTTTGAAAAAGGTTACACTCAGTACAAACAAGTACCGCAGGTAACACTAGATCAAGTTAAAGAAAAGTTTGGCACACTACGTTTCTATTACACAGGCGGCGATGACTATGTTCGCGGTCTTGTTAGCATGGCAGAGAGCATGAGTGCAGTCACTTGCGAAAGCTGTGGTAACCCTGGCAAACAAACAGGCGGTGGCTGGATCAGGACTATCTGCGAGCCGTGTGAAGACAAACGTGCGGCAGAGTATGCGGCATACCATGCGCCAAAAGAATTAAAAAAGGAAACTGCAAATGAAATCAAGTATCAATTTATTGGAGAGGACACAGGCGATCATGACTGAACTAAAAGCTCGTCCAGTGATTAAAAACAAATTCTGGATTGTTGAACAGGACGGCGAAAAAGTTGCCACCATCCAGGCCATTGACGAAGGCGGCTTTGCCTATGTGCAGGACAACCAGCGTGAAAAGTTTCCCACTGTTAAACTGCTGAAAAAACAGCACAACATTGTGTTTGATAAAACAGAACGCAAGCCCAAGGCAGAGTCCGAAGACTACGAAGTATATGGTTGGCCCAGCGGCTTCAAACCTTTTAACAAACTATATGATGTAACACGTAGACTGCCAATCTTTACCAAGGGCTTGAAAAGCAAGAGCTATTTCTGCGCAGGCTACTACATTGTTAAATTTAACAGTACCTGGACCAGGGCATTCTGTCCCAAGTTGATCACGCTTCAGCGGTATGAATTCGCAGGACCTTTCCATACCAAAGAACAGATGTTCGAACAACAAGGAATCGCAAATGGAGAATAATCTTGCTTACCATGTACAGATGTTCAATGATCGTGTACGTGCAATGAATCAAACGCACAAAACAGAACTGCGTCTGACCGCAGTTGAAGCCAACAATTTACTCAGTGATATTTTTGCAGTTCTAGCACAAAATACCAGCCTTGTGCAACAGCTAGAACAGGCAGGAAACGCCAGTGTTGAAGTTGTAATGGACGGCGGCGGGTTTAAATAATATACCCACTTTATGTCATAAATAATATACAAGTTAGGATCAATAATGAGTAGACCAAAACCCAATGTACTCTTAGAGTACGTGAACAAGAGCAACTACAAAAGCGAACAAGTATTGAGCTCTGAAGGCATCTGGGCGGTTTTCTACGACAGCAAGCCAATCAACCTCAAGAACCAGAATGTACTGGTTGCATACCCGGGCCCAAAGTATAAAAAAGTAAGTTTTAGCAATCCCGGACATGCTATCAATCTTGCCAAGAAATTAAACACACTGTTCAAGACTGATAAATTTTCTGTTGTGATACTAAAGCAAGGTGACCAAATCTATCCCAAGCCATAGTCGCCAGGTTGAATGGCAACAGCAGTTCCTGAGTATTGCACCACGTCCTGCCACTTTCAAAGGTACCGAGCATACCGAAGAATCATTTCGCCATAGTCTCTGGCACAATGTACTGAACCCTGACAGTCTTAGACTAACCAATGGTGGATATGCCTGGGTAACCAAACAGTGTAAGTTCGCAGCCTATAACATCAAGGTTGCTAGGTCTATGACAAATCATGTGCTACTTCAACTTGACCACATGATGACTGCACCTTATTGCCTGGTCAGCAGGAATGCAATCAAATTGATTGGCGAGCAGGATGCAATCATGTTACAACTGCATGCAGGCAATCTAGAACAATTTTTAAATAACCTAGAAATATAAATGCACTACGACTATGTTGACATTGGAACTTCAAATTGGGATACCAGTTGTGATCTGATCACCGAAACAAACAAACCACAGATCTTGTTGGTTGAACCAGTAAAAAGTTATCTAGACCAACTTCAGTCTGATTATCATATAATCAAATGCCACGCCGCGATCGGAGATCAAAACAAAAACACAGAAGTTTACTATATACCAGAGTCTGTGATAAATGAGCATTTGCCAGAATGGGGATTCCTAGCTGGATGCAACTCGGTTGGCAACTATCACCCCAGCCATCGCAATGCGCTGGTTACAAAAAAACAACTTAGCCTAGATCTTGTGCAGATCGATTCAGTTGAAATGATCACATTCAAAGAGCTGTGCAATAGACACAGTGTGGAATCAATTGGGCGTCTTAGGATTGACACTGAAGGACATGAAGTGTATATTATGCCTGGTGTGCTAGAAATGGTGCAGGGTGGACTGTGTATAGAAAACATCGAATTCGAATATGCTTTTAGCAATCCTGCACAACAACAGATACTCATTGATATAGTAGATCAATTCATGTTACTGGGCTACAAACGCTACTGGGTTCGGAAGTTGGATGGTTCAATAGGTAACAATGATATAGGTCTTAAAAAAATTCATAAATAAATTACAAAACAGGTTGACAGCAGGACTAAATAAATATACAATACGACATAGGTTGCAAAGGCAGCTTATAAAAAGGAAAAGTTATTAAAATGCAAACATTCTCTCTCTTTAGCAAACATACATGCTCACTAGGCTATAATATGCCAGTGGCCTTGTGGTCTGCGACTGAGATTAGTAATGATCGCACACCACAGGAATCAAGGGTCCAGGAGACCATGCATAGTTAACAACTAACTAACCGCAAACTCCAAGGACCCTAGGATTAAAAACCCTGGGGTTTTTTGTTTTTACAGTGTGAAGGAACGCGACCTTGCCCGCACTCAAAACATGGGCTTAATGTGGGCGGAACTGGGGATGGTAAGTCGGTGGCGAAAACGCTGATGTGTAAAATCCAGTTATAGTAAAGCATACTCTATCCGCAAGGAGACAGGTGGGTTCATCCATGAAGTGTGCTTTACTATCTACACTGGATGGCCAAGCCTAACCGACTCCGACTCGGCAGGCGGCAGGTTGCGGACGCAAACACCAGTGTAGTATTTTTACAACAGTTGAAAAAAAGCAGTTGACATTTATCCTAATGATGTTATACTTGTGGAACTGTAGCAAACATCGTGTTGCTAACAAGGGTGTTGTGTTGTTTTTGCAACACAATAGAAAAATTAGTTGACACAGTTGCAAAACGGTGTTACACTAACCCAACTGCATATCATTGCAGACGAACACAGTTCTTTTACAATTTGTTGTAACATTTGCCCCGGTGACGGAATTGGTATACGTGTTGGTCTTAGAAGCCAAATTTTAGGAGTTCGAGTCTCCTCTGGGGCACCATATTAAAATGTATTAGAGGTTATCAGTACCGCTAGGTGCATGATAGAGAGAATATCCAGCTGACGGGCTGGCTCGCTATCATGTGCATGAAAGTTGAGGGGAAACCCAAGTATGACACGGTGGAACAATGCTGAACTGTAATGACGAAGCAGACGTAGCAGGAGACGGTCCTGTGATTGCTGTGGAGTTCCTGTAGTATGTTTTAATATGGAGGTGTAGGAAAATTGGTAACCCCAGTGGACTGTAAATCCGCCGCCCTAGCGCACTGCTGGTTCAACTCCAGCCGCCTCCACCAATCAATGCACCATTCGTCTATCGGTTAGGACATCTGGTTTTCATCCAGGCAAGAGCGGTTCGACTCCGCTATGGTGTACCATATTTGCTTCGTTAGCTCAATTGGGAGAGCGCGACACTGTCACTGTCGAGGTAAGGGGATCGAAACCCCTACGAGGCGCCAAATTATAGAGGAGACCTGCATCCGTGCTCGGTCTTAAACAACACAAGTGTCCTGTAGCCAGAACGTTCTGCCTAATCAGCAGATAGTGTGACCCGCACGATGAGAAGTGGTGTGATAGCCAAGGGTGGTAGTCTTCCTACCGAAAGGCCGCTGGCAATGCGAGAACGGAACCCGTCGTGGAGAGGGTGGAGGCCGTGCGTGATGGTATTAGTGTAAAGACTACTACTTGATGCGGTATAATTACCTCCGGGGTTCGCAGAGCATTTTATTTAACATTGGAGAATGACATGAAACGAGGTAAACTCTAGTGTCGCTCTAGACATCCGTATGGTCTAGGGTTGGCACGTAAAATCAAACGATACGTACAACCCTGTGTGGCGCAGTTGGTAGCGCAACGGACTCTTAATCCGCTGGTCGTCAGTTCGAGCCTGACCGCAGGGACCATATGGAAGCATAACTCAATGGCTAGAGTACCCGGCTTTTAACCGGATAGTTGTGGGTTCGAGTCCCACTGCTTCTACCATATCAAAGTACACTGCGGCTGAGTCTAGGCCGTTATGTGGATCATAGCTGGATCAATAGTATCTGGTAACCAGTTCAATTCTGGTAAGTGTGCTTTGATATGGTATTATTGCCTATTAGCTCAGTGGTAGAGCACCGTCTTGATAAGGCGGGGGTCCTTGGATCGTTCCCAAGATAGGCAACCAAACTTCCATTCCCTTGTAGCTCAGTGGTAGAGTAGATGACTGTTAATCATTTGGTCCGTGGTTCGAGCCCACGCAGGGGAGCCAAATTATGTATCCCTGATGTAATGGCAGCATAGCGGTCTCCAAAACCGTTCGTCGGAGTTCGAGTCTCTGGGGGTACGCCAATTTAGACCATGGCTGTCAACGCAATGGCACTCGCAGGCGTTGTATATAGTACAAGGAGTCACATCAATGACACGTACTATCATCAATCAAGTAAGAGAGCTGTTGGACAGAAATCTGGATGCAAATCGAATTGCACACTCTTTGCACATGAATTTTGATGTTGTAAGACAAGCAATTCAAATTATCCAAAAGTGTTGACAGTGAATAACTGTTAGCATACAATAGAGACTTAGTTAGATAACTTTATTTGTTCTGTCTTCTGTAAGCTCAGAAGCACGATCAAGCATTATGTAACCAAAGCAAACATTCCAGTAAACTCGAGTAAAGCTGGTGAGCAAGGCATATAGTGCAGAGGACAGAACAAATAAAGTTTAAGGGCAGTTTATTGTCCTCTAGGCGGCTTGCCGTTTGGGAAGAATAAGAGGGGTGACCCTCCCAAAGCAGATGAGTCCTACACTCCTGCGCCAGCAATGGTTCATGTAAACAAGCCTGCTCAGACTCGCGAGGGTCCGATCACTGATAAGACCGGTGGTTGTAACTGTGAAGCAAGTGTATGGGGAAGAATGTGTATCGACTGGCCCGCAAGGGAACCAGGGTGCATGAAAAGTAACAGGTGGTGCTGACTTCCATACAAAACCAACTTGCGAATAGGTATGAGAAAGGGTAGTGCATTGGTTCGAGGGGTTGCACCCAAGGGCTCGTGTGCAATGTTAATGGTTAGTGGACTGTTTTGACGCAGGACATAGATCGTGAAGCATTACTGAGTAGTTCGCAAGACAAAAGGTATGTGGTGAGTTGTATTGTGTGGTTCAAAAGATCATACAGCAACTGAGTCAGCTCATCGCGGTAGGTTGTTATAGGCTAATGGTAGGCCATTTCTCTGTTAAAGAAACGACTGTGGGTTCAACTCCCACTAACAAATAAAAATGCAAAGACTGACTCGGTCATGTGTGAAAAGTATCTAACTCTCAGGGCTTCGGCTAACTGAGACTAATGAAGCTCGCAAGGTAACATTAGTTTGTGGAGGGGGGTTCGTAAGTTGTTAGCGCAACTGAATGGCTCGCAAGGTCAACGGAATGGAATCCGCAGAATAGCATATGGCGACACGTCTACTGCCTGACGTTAAAAACGGCGATACTGTAAGCAGACTAGGAGATCCGCAAGGACCCTAGTGGATGTCTAGAGAAGGGTTGCTCGCAAGGCGGCTTATAATGCTAGAGGTGCTTATGGGTAGGATGTAATCTCAGTCCACCACTATACTAAAACACATTGGTCTACCGCCACCGAGAGGTAGTTAAAGACAATGACAAGCAACAGCCAGTGTGTTTCAGTATATAAATATGTTTCCGGGGGATTGGTATAGTTGGGAACACGGTAGCTTTGCAAGCTTCAGTCAGCGGTTCGACCCCGCTATCCTCCACCAAAGTTTTATGCCTGGTTAGCTCAGTTGGTAGAGCGCGATCCTTACACGGTTGATGTCGGCGGTTCGAGACCGTCACCAGGTACCAAGTTTATGCCGGTTTAGCTCATTAGGTAGAGCGCCGCTCTTGTAAGGCGGATGTGGTCAGTTCGAATCCGACAACCGGCACCAGTTCATTTCGGAGTGTAGCGCAGTCTGGTAGCGCACCTGGTTTGGGACCAGGGGGTCCAAGGTTCGAATCCTTGTACTCCGACCATATATGCGGGTAGACAGGTGATGGGGCCACCAGCAGCCTTCCAAGCTGAAGATCGCGGAGTTCGACTCTCCCTACCCGCTCCAAGTTTTGTAAGTGTCAGCAAGTGAAGTCACGCTAATGAGGTTTCTTCGAAGGACCGAGTTAGTAGAAGGCAAATGGGTTCAACTCCCACCCGCGGGGAACTGCGGAGGTCTGTAAAGGAGACTACGCTGGACGAATCCCAAGTGATATCCATCGTGCTCGAGGTCAGGCTAGGCGGCCGGTAGGTCCTGAATAAATCTACGATAAACGTGACGTAGGCTTACAAATTCAATCTCTCCCTTGCATACGGAGTACAATGAGACAAGTTGTATGCAGTCTACAGACCCCCGCTTTGCTAGGTTGTGCGGTGAACAATCCAGCACTAATTTTAGCGACCATAGCTCATTTGGATAGAGTACAACGCTACGAACGTTGGGGTGGGGAGTTCGAATCTCTCTGGTCGCACCAGTTCTGTTGGGGGTTAGTTAAATGGTATAACCACGGATTTTGATTCCGTTATTAAAGGTTCGATTCCTTTACCCTCTGCCAATAATTAGACTTATTAGGTGTGACTATGATGTAATGGTAGCATCAGAGATTGTGATTCTCTTTGTACGGGTTCGAACCCCGTTAGTCACCCCTAATAGGTTTATGCTACTTTAGCTGATGTGGTCATAGCACCGG